CCTCGCGATATGACATATACTTGTTACTGTTGGAGAGCTGGCTCGTTGAAATTACACTTTGATTTGAACCGTAGTTACCATTCATATCATCTAAAATATTAATCCAATCTTTCTTAACAAAAATATTAGGAGAACCCTCAATTTCCGTAGATAAGTCATAAACGAGTTTATCACACATTATATATATTCTAAAGATAAAAAAATTGCCAATTTGAATTAATTAATTGGTAATTCCCTAAATTCTACTTTTAAAAAGTAGAGCAAAATTCCCTAAATATGTTAAAAGTAGTTTTCTAAAAATAAAACAGAATTGCTAAATTTAGATGTAAAATTTGTAAATTTAAATGTAGAATTGATAAATTTACAAATTATTTAGTTTAAAGCGAGAATTTAATGTTTTTCTTTTTTCGGTCTAAAGGTTTTTGAATGTTTAGTTCGCCTAATACTTTTCCAATCTTATTTGATAATCCCATACCACCCATCGCCTTACTTCTTGAGGATGGTCTCCAATTAGTCGTTTCAACAAAGTCATTAACAGAACTATAAGATGATTGACCCCCTAAACCTCCATCAAGTAAAACATTACCAATTCCCTTACCTCCCATTCGCCCTCTTGTATGTAATACGCTTCTTTTCGCAACATTACTAAATGGTGTTCGCACTAACATAGGTTTTTTCATTTATACAATATATAGATAAAAAAATATTATAGATTTCCTTTTAATTCAATCTTTCTTTTCAAATTCCTTAATCGCATCACATTAACATTAATCGTATTAATAAGTGTTAGTTGTTTTGTTAGTTCAGTTTCCTTAGACATCTCATCCGCATTCAAATTTTTTAATGATGTCATTAGATGTTGTTGATGTTGGCTAAGGTTTTCAACTATCTTGTTTAAGTATTGTTCGCTTACAATTTCGCTATTCATTCCTATATAATTAAGTATATATTTTTTTTAAGTAATTTATCGCTAAACATTTTCACTTTTATTTTTAATTGCTAAAGTAATTGTAATGGCTGGGTCAGCAATTCTAATAGGTTGTAAATTAGTTCCAAGAAACTCTAACCGTAACTGATTGTATGTGCCGTCAATTAGTTTATTCCATATAAAGTTTGTTGAGCGTTCATTAATAATTTCCCCAAAACCAACATTCGCAACAACCGAATAAATTAAAGATGATGGATTAGCATAACTATTATCAATATTACTCATAGAAAGAATTATAGAACTATTTGGTTGAATATTGGGAGCGGTTGTTGAAATATAGGAAATAGTTCCAGCCCCATTTTTGCTAATAAAGTTACTCCCAACTGGGGGAACATAAGCGTTATTATTATTCAAGTCTGTTGTAAATCCAGCAATAAATCCTAATAATTGATTGAAATTCGCTGGTAAAACAATTTGGGGATTTTGATTGGTAGCAGTAAAAAAAGCAGCATTCGTAGTTGTCATACCAGCATATGCCGTTCCTACATTTCCAGTATAAATTCCAGTTCCAACATTAAAGGTGAATTGTGCTACTGTTGGAATTAGATATGTATTGATTTGAGTAGCATACCGAGTTGTATTTACTAATATTTCCCCAAAATAAACATTTTGACCGCTAAGTGTTAGGTAATGTCCGTTAGAAATAAAGGAGAATTGAAGTAATTGATTGAGTTGTGAAACTTCATATAGACCATCAGCAATATTTATTGTGTAGGTTACTCCCCCCCAAATATATCTAAAAACGTTATTACCTAATTCTGCGGTAATATTGAACCAACTATAATACATATTAATAGAATTTACAGCAACATAATCGTCTTTAAAAAAAACGCTATTGGGAAATCTATATATGAATTTGTTATTAAAACCATCTGGAATAATATTTGATTGACTAATTACAAGGGTTCTCATTATATTATTAACATAGATAATATTTTTAATATAATAATTTATTTTTTATATACACTTACTTTTTTTGCTAAAGAAGTTTTAGAAGGTTCAACTTTTAGCCCTAAATTAACTGGGACGTTAGACCCACCGAAAAAAAAAGGTGGCTGTTGTGATGCCGAAGCAGTTTGTTTTTGAAAACTATTAGGATATAAGACTTTGGGATTAAACATATTATAATATAAGATTAGATAATAATTCTTGCTAAGTGTCTTTAAAAATTAATTATACTAACAAAGTGTTAGTATGTTTAATATCCAAGTTCAGCCAAAGTCATAAGTAGGTCTTTGGTTTGTCCGCTCGGTAATAGTTTGTTACGACTTAGTTTCAATATTAATAACTTGAACTCCTTTACCATTTGGGGATTATCATTACCAGCGAGAATTTGACCTTTTAGAATTTCAAATCTATTCGTATCTTGGTCGTCTTTATTTAACTTTGGTGCTGGTAAGCGTAACCGACTTTCAATATTAGAAAACTCACTTAGTTTATGTAGATATGTTCTTTCATCATCATCTAATTCGCTATAATCCTCAAACGAATGTAATGAGCCTCCAATTATGTTTGTTAGTATCTTTTGAACTTTAGGAGATATTCTTTGAGATGGGAATTGTGCTATAACAGAACCACTTGGTCGTTTAATGGCTAATACGCCTTTATCCAATCTATTCTTGTTAATTACAAACCGACCAAATGGAATAAACTTTTTATCTTGGGGAACAGCCTTTTGAAAATCTATTTGGTCTAATTTAATAATCTCGCCTCTTGTTTCTTTGCGTAATCCGCCATTCGCACCTTTTAGTTGAGTTCCAACTCCACAACCTTTTATCCCAAAACGGTTCATTCTAAATGGTTTCATTCCATATCCTTCAGTTGTAGGAAAATCTTCTTCTTCACGAGAAGGAGTTACTGGTGGTGTTAATGTTGCTTTTCTTTCTCGTTTTCCCTTTTTAGCACTTGAAGATGGGGTTTTTTTTTCAATAAACAGTTCTTCTTCGTCAAATGGTGATGGTTCAAAGTCATCACCATATCTTTTACCTCCATAATTAGTAGTTTTCATAGGCTTAACATATTTAGCCAATAAATCATTATTTTCAACAACCCATTTCATAGCACCATTTCCAGTTGTAATTGGAGAATAACCTCCTTCAACTCTTCCTTCTGGAACACCCATATCATCTAAATATCGTTTTGCGTTATTCGCCCAATTAACCGCTTCATCTCTTGAATACCCACTTACATACATTTTAATTTTAGGTGTTCCTTTTGGTTGAGGAATAGAACCTAAATCTGGATTAATATTTTCAATATTTCCGCTATAAACTGCTTCAGCAAAAGGTAACTCTTGTAATTCTTCTATGTTTTTTTCTGCTTGACGTATATAATCTGTAATTAAAACAACTTGTTGTATTACTTCATCATCTACCGCAGTTAATTCTTGAAGACGAACTAATATACCTCTTATTTCATCACTTTGTAAATCTCCTTGTTCTACTAAATTCTGTAATGTTATTCCTAAATCAATAATCTCATCACTTGTAGGCAAGTTTTCAACAATATTATTAATATCAGTTGATATCATCGCTAATGTATCTGCGTTTTGAATTCGTCCATCTCTAATATCATTCTCTATTTTTGGAATTAAACTAACAACCTCTCTTATTTCTTCAAGATTTTCAACAATATTATTAACTCCTCTACCGTATCCAGATAAAGTTCCTAAAAGGTTTTGTAAGTCATCAATATCATCCATACTAACAAGTGTGTCTCTTAATGTCTCAAAAGACGCCCTTAAAGCATCTCCAGCTTCTTGAGTAAGTCCATATTCTACTCCTAAATTACATTCAAACTTAGCCATATATCTTCTAAAAAAAGGCAAAAATACAGCAGATAAAACTCCGTTTTTGAAACGCCTTTTAATATCTTCGCTAATTGGAACAATATTCTGTGCTAAAAACACTAATTCATCTTCGTCTAAATCATTTACTATTGCTTGAGCTTGTATTCCATCCGTAATTTGTTTTAACTCACCTTGAACGTCAAGACGAAGCCTAAAAAGGTCTGCTAACTTCTCGCTACTCAATCTATAATCGGTTAATTCGGTAGGCACTTGACCGGTGCGTTGAAACATTTTATTTGCTTGAAGATTAACATCGTCATTCTTCGCTTGTAGTTTTAAGTTTGCTAAATAGGCATCTCTAAACTTTCTCACATCTAAAGGGGTATTAGAAGGTATCATATACTATACGATAAGAAAATAATTATATAAATGTTTTTTTAATTAATATAATTGAAATAATAATTTTGTTGTAAATTAAGATAAATATGTTATTCCATTAATAGACTTTGGTTCTTCATCTAAAGGAACTATCTTATGAATAGATGGTAAGCAATAGATTGGATAGTTCATATAAGAGGCATCTTGTTTTAATAGGTCTTCGCATACCAAGTAATTAAACTGCTCGTTTGTGTTAGTTTCATTCTCTTCCATCTTTATTTTAATTCTAACTTCTAATTCGGTTCTTTTTCTTTTATCTAAATAACGAGGGTTCATCATAGGGTTTAATCCCATATCGGTAAGACATAACAATTTACACTTCATAACTTTTTCTTTCCATCGTTGATGCGACATATCAATTCCATCGGCATATTCACATACTTCATCAATAGGCAACACTTCCTTAATCTCATAAACATTCTCTTTCGTTTCTTCTGTCATATATAATTAATAGAGAAATTAATTTTTATATTTTGATTTAATTTATTTGATTAACTAACAAATAGTTTTTAAAAAAGTCTGTTCTATATATTTATAGCAACTATTTGGTTCTTTATCAAAAACGACGAAATAGTGTAGCCCCCACCAAAAATTACAATTAAACAAAGTCATCGTAGAAATAGTAAATCCTAAATCATTCAGTTTTTTCAGTCTTTTAGGAGTAAAACTTGAAAAACACTTTTGGTTCATTATAAAGCCAATCTTCTTCAAATTACGATAATTCGTCATAAAGTATTCCATAAAGAAATAAACAGCATTTCTCTCTTTAAAAATCCCCTTTTTATTTGGAATAGCACATAAATAAGGGGGATTTGTATAGATAATCTCTATTTCATCCTTAAATTCAAAATCAAAGACATCTTTGCCTTTTGTTATCTCGCACCAGTTTTTAACAACGCAATCTACTTGTTCGTATAAACTATTTTCCCCACAAAACGGTTCAAAAAAAACAGCATCTTTATCTATTGGGTTCATTTCCAATAGTTTTTCCCAAACTAATTTAGGAGTTTGAATTTGGTCGTATGATAGAATAGTCATTACTATATTATCATATTATTTTTATTTTGTTAGTTTAAACTTTATTATCTTCTTTTAACATTAGTTTTTGTTCCTTTTGTTGTTGGCGATATTCTTTTTGATGTTCTTTAATTTGTTCTTTATTTCGTTGCCGATATTCTCGCATATATTCTTTTCGTTGTTCTTTTTTTTGTTGGCGATATTCTTTTTGATGTTCTTTTCGTTGTTCTTTAATTTGTTCTTTATTTTGTTCGTAATATTCTTTTTTGTATTTTTGAATGTTTTCTTTATTATCATTACGCCATTCTTTTGATTGTTCTTTAATTTTTTCTTTATTTTGTTGACAATATTCTTGAATGTGTTCTTTATTATCATTATTCCATTCTTTTTTGTATTCTTTAATTTGTTCTTTATTATCATTACGCCATTCTTTTACTGTTCTACCAGCAATAATTTTATTAACACAATTATTATTTCTAATATAATAACCCTCTCGTTGTAATAACTCCTCTCTACTATTACAAGAATAATTTTCAACTAATTCTATTTTAGCACTTGTTAGTTCTAAAATTTTAAAAGATGTTAAATAACCATATTTACCTTCTTTATATAATTTTAAATGTGTTTTATGATGAGCCATTCTCATACTTAATGTTTCAACAGTAGAACCATAATATACATCATCATTCTCATAAGAATAAATTTTATATATTTTTCCATTTTGGTAATTGGGAGGCATCTTTATCTATCTTAATATATCCTTTTGTATTTAAATAGTTTCATTTTAATATTTATAAAATATTACCAAAGTAACTTAGCCCCAATATAACTTTTCCTACTAATCTCAATATCATTTTTATGTCGTATATGGTATAAAATTTTTTTTCGTTCTGCTGTTCCTTCTGGAACAATTCCTTTTTTTTCATCTTCTAAATACATATGATAATCATAATATCTACTATCACCAACATAGAATAAAAATATTCCAGTTTTAGCATCATACACTTCCAGTTTTTTATCTTCTTTATCTGCTGGGAATATTTCAACCCCAATCTGTTTTGCTATTTTATAAGTTGCGTCACTAATATTATAAGGCATATATATACTTAATAATATTATTTTTTGTTAGTTTAAACTTTAATATCTTCTTTTAACATTAATAGTTGTTCTTTTTTTTCTTTATATCTCTCATTTTGTTTTCTTTTAATTTCATCGCGATTTGCTTCGCGATATTCTTTTTTTTTTTCTTTAATTTGTTCTATATTTTGCTGACGATATTCTTTTTGGTATTCTTTATTTTTGTCTTTATTTTGATTTCTATATTCTTTATTGTGTTCTTTAAATTGTTCTTTATTTTGTTTGTAATATTCTTTATAGTGTTCTTTTATATGTTCTTTATTTTGCTGACGATATTCTTTTTTTTTTTCTTTAATTTGTTCTTTATTTTTTTCACAATATTGCTTGGTATATTCTTCTCTTTTTCTACCAGCAATAACTTTATTAACACAATTATTATTACGAATATAATAACCTTCTCTTTGTAATAACTCCTCTTTACTATTACAAGGAAATTCTTCAACAAGTTCTATTTTTGATGTTGTTAGTTCTATAATTTTAAATGATGTTATATTAGAACCTTTGCCATTTTTATATTCTTTTAAATGTCCGCGATGTCTTGCCATTCTTTGACTTAATGTTTCACAAGTAGAACCATAATAAACATCATCGTTTTCATAAGAATATATTTTATATATTTTTCCATTTTGGTAATT